GATGGTGGAACAGTTAATGAACGATAAAGTTTTTTCTTAAAGTATTCAATGTCGGTAATTTCTCCAAGATTTTGCCCACCAGGAAGGGTAGAAATTTCCGTCCCTCTTCCACCTTCTCTTCTTGGAAGCCAGAAATCTTCAAGCATTGCCATAAACTTTTTATCGTCACGAATCTCTCCAGTGTTTGCGTCATAGACCATTTTATTTCTATAACGCATCATTACATCACGGAGATATTGTTCTGCTTTTACTTTTGGCAGATTACCAACATCAATATAAAAAATACGACGTTCTGGAGCACGAGATAGTCTGTAAATAACTAGACTATCTTCAATCATACGAAGTTGATTGAGAGACTTAATTGCTTTGTGTAGATATGAAAGAGTTGACCCTTTGTTTCTGTCTACAAGACCTGAAGTGCAATATGTAATTGAATCTTTAGAAAACTTGATTCCACCAGTTCCACCTAAAGAAGATGGATTGGTGGTTGGGTAAGTCATTTTTGGATTATAAACAAAGTATTCCTCAATCTCAGGAAATTCATAAGACATTGGATCATCAATATTTACATTTGCCAATCTATAAATTTTCTTATCCTTTTCTGTCTGTTTTTGTTGACGAACATAACGCATTTTCATTGCGTCAATATAACGAAGTTCTTGAATACCCTCGTGAGGATTTTTTAGATCAATTACTTTATGATAGTAAAGTCTTCCATCAACATACCAATTTCTGTAGATTTCGTGTGACTTTCTATCAAAATCCAATAATTCTAAAATATGTCTAAACTCTTCTCTAATTTTTTTCTTTATTCCATCACTTGCATTTAAATTTGATAGTTCAATTGATACGGGACTATCATTGGTGTCACTTACAATTGCTTCATTAACAATATCTTCAATAGCACTATCACACTCGGGGTGAAGTGCCATTTCCCGATATCTTTTAATTAGATCAAATTCTGTCCTATAAACACCTTCAATATCTACATATGAACCAAAAAATCCACTAGTCAGATAAAAATCACTCCCGTCCTCATTGTTAGGTGGAACGGGAGAAACTATACCTGGAGATAATGGTTCATTATCTTCAATAGAAAATCCAAACAACTTTGCCATAATTTATTTTATTTTGATCCTTGATATATTTATTATATCAGTTTTCACCCGTATATGGAGTCCAGTATTGAACTTGGAATTCTACGGTAAACTCTTCGATAGTATCTGCAGTGTCATATGAGAGATCAATTGCAGAAATGTTGGTTGGAAAAATGCTGTAAAACTTATACTGCTTTGCAACCTCTAATCCAGAACCGACTGCAGCGTTTCCACCAACAACACTTGGAAGTCTCTTTAATTGCTTAACGAGAACATCTCTCATATAATCGTTAGGGGAAGTTGCACCACTTCCATCAGCATATTGTCCAACATACTGCATCCAAGCTTCCATTGCTGTTCTAATCTTGAAATCTTCATCGTTGATAACGGTGATTGACCAAGTATCAAATGTTCTATCACCTGCAACTTTGAAGATTCTTCCTCTGAAAGGAACGTCAATAGATGCAATGTTTGACGCAGGTAAATTTGCTGTTTTACATAAAACTGAAAACTCATTTGCATCAAATTCTGCACCACCTGGGAAGTCGGTTAAAACGACTTCAAATAGATTGGGGCGGGCACCACCGCCCTTGAGTGCTGTTTTAAAATCCTGAATACTGTGTGCCATTTTTAGGTCCTCCTTGTTGTGTTTTTAATTAAATCAAACTGTACCAGCTACTTCTTCAAAAGATATGCCAGTGCGTGTAGCAACAAAAGTAAGAGTTACATAATTAATGGACTTAGCAGGTTTCAGATAAATGTCTGCTCTAAACTCATTATTATCAATCACATCAGGAGTGTTGTTTGACGTATCACAGACGACTAAGAAACCATAGAGTCCTCTCTTTGCCTGAACATCACGGAGGTAAGGTTCAACAATGTTCTTAAAGTTTGCTCTTGTGAGTTCATCGTTCAATTCAAAGAGTTGTGCCTGTGCAGCTCTTTGTAGTGTTTGCTCAATTGTAAGGAACAAACGACGAACGTTAATTCTATCAAACGCAGATGCATATGTGAGAGCAGTTTTATCGCCAAAAAGGAGAGTTCCAATTCCAGGTTGAGTTACAATTGAATTGATTCTTAGTGGATAAAGTTGATCTCTCTGATCCTTGTTTGGATTATAAGCAAGTTTAATTGCATTATTAATAATTCCACGTTGTTGACCAGCTGGTGAGAACCAAGGATAAGAAATGATGTTTGTTCTTGTCATTAACCCAGCAATATCAGCGTTGCAGGGAATATAAACAAACTTATTATTAAATCTATCATAGGTGTACTTGTATCCACTATCAAACACTGCATATGATGAAGAAGAAAGTGGGCTGAAGTACTTAATTAAGTTATTGGTTTGAGTCGTGGTGTTTGTGATTCCTATTAGATTTGCTCTGTGAGGACCAATGCAAGCCATACAATCTTGTCTATTTCCTGCTACAGAAATTAGATAGTTTGCTTTTGCTTGAGAATCTGACTCAGAGTCTAAACCAGGACCCATAATTAAATAATCTGCTTGTATTTCATCCTTATTGGAGAATAAACCGTAAGAGGTAATCAAATTCCCCAAAGTTGCCTTCATTCCACCTGCAGCAGAATAATCAACACCACCACCTAAAGTATAGGTTTTGTTACCGATTGCACTAAAGGTTATGTCTTGAGCATTTTGACCCCATAGACCCTGTGCTGTTGTATATGTGGTGAATGCTGTAGAGAATCCAGTTGCTCTTGGTGTTGTGGTCCAATATGAATCGGAAGCACTAGATGGATTATTTCCTGCATAAATTTGACCAGAAAAATCTGCCAAATATTGCTTATACCAAATCTTTTGAGGTGAATTGACAGCAGAAACAGAATCAAGTGCTTTTGAGAGGCCAAGGTGCTTTTCAATAATTGTACCTTGATTTCCTGTTATGGTTCCGAGATCATCAACAACTGCAATATGAATCCCATCATTTTTACCATTTCTATCCAGAGAATATCTGTTAGAAGTTGGTTTTGGTGCAATCGATTTCCAGTAAACTGTTGAATTTGTTAATCCAAGGGTTTGGTTGTCGTACCAATCCGAAACAGATGCAACAGTTGCAGACCCAGATTGACTTCCTGAATTATTAATAAATCCAACTGTATTTGCTGCAGCAAATGCGGCAATAGTAGAACCCTCTGCATAATTAATTTTTGTTTCAGTTCCAGCACTAGAAACTCTTGAAACAACCTTTACATCAATTGTGCTATTTCCGTTTGTTGAATCTGTAGTTATACCGGTAATAATGCCCTTAAGATATCCAGTAAACAGAGAAGTGCTTCCAGACCCTGCAATTACCTGATTGGTAAGAGCAACAGTGACTCCATAACCAACAGTTGCACCTAGAGCAACAAGGCTGGTTGTGGTGATACCTAAAGTTTGGTCTGCTAAATCATCAATAAAACAAACTTTAAGACCATTTCCCCAAGAACCTGGATTTTTTGCTCCATATGTATAGTTTGTACCGTCCGAATGATTATTGGTATAATCATCATAGTTATCAATCTTTAAACTAGTTGTAGAAGCAATTCCTACTCCAGCATTAGCATTGTTTAGAGTTGATCCGCTAGTTCTTACAACTTTTAAAACTCCACCATATGAAAGATATGATGAAGCACTCATCCAGTATTCATACTGAGCATCTGTTGAGATGGGCTTACCAAATACATTGATTAAGTCTTGCTCAGTTGTAATATCAATTGGATAATCTACTGGTCCAATTGGAAAAGGTCCTGCAATTGCACCAATATTATCTAAAACATTATCAGCTCTTCCTACCGTTAAATCAACCTCCCTGACTAGTACTCCAGGAGATAATTGAGGAGTCGCCATGTTTTTCTCCGTTAAATCTCAGTTTATCTAAAAAATATTTATTAAAAATATACTTTACACCTGGGAAATATGTAGTGAACAAGTTACCAGTCAGGATATTCCCATTTAAAAGTATCCTCGTTATTTTTTCTTGAATTGGTTATTCTTTTTATTGTGCATTCTTTGCATTCATAAGAATATGATGATGACACATGTCCTTTATTTTTACGAGTCTGATAAAATCCATCTATTAAATTTTTTACCTCATCACACACTCTACATTTTCTATCTACAAGTAGCAAATGTCCTAGTTTTATTTGTTTATCTAATTCCATTAAGATAAGTATTCCCACATATAAGAACGATCTCCGTATTCATCTAAAAACCATCTATCTCCGTCTCCATCCACAAAACTACTATCATCTAATCCATCAGATACAAATCCAAATGGTGCCATATCTTGTTCGATTTGATTTTTTTGTTCTTCATATAATCTTTTTCTAACATCTTGATCGGTAAGTTCTTTAAAATAGTCTTGTGCAACTAACCAGGCATAAATTACGAGGCACATTGCGAGATCATCATTACATCCCTCTTCTGCCTCAAAAGAATTGTGCTTTTGAATGAATGTAGTAAGTTCGGATATTATCTCATAGTCATTCAAATATAACTTATCCTCCTCTATCATTGTCTTAAGATTAAGGCATCCAACTTTTTTAACAGTCTTAGACATTTTTACACCAAGTTGAGTTTTCTTTCCAGAAAATCCTTGCCCAACAATTTGTCCTGCTCTTCCTCTCATCGAACACATAAGAAGATTTTTATATTCTAAATCATACTGAAGGATACTGGCTACTTGATCTCCAACATCATTAACTTCACATAATACATATGCTTCATTATAGTTTTTTCCAAGTTCCTCTATTATGCTGGGAAACAGCATTGGTTTAATCTCATTATTTCTATATTTTGCCACAACTTTATGTGGAAATTGCGTAATATCAATAACAGTGAATGCCGAATAATCATTTCCCACACCTCTAGCAACGTCCACAGTAATGAGATAATCATGTTCTTCTACTGGATCTTCATAAACATCCAAACCAGCATTACGAGTCTTTGGATGGTCATAAACTAAATTTCGAAGTTTAGACGGTGCAATCAAAGTATCAACTGAACCCAAGAATTCACATTCAAATTCAACTTTAAATTGCTGTTCTGATGTGTTTGCAATAGTTTGTGCTTTCCATGCTTCATCCCTTCCAGGAACTTCACTCCAATGAACATCAGTAAAAATATATTCATTCTTACCCTTTTCTGCATCATGCCACATTCGGTAAAAATGATTCATACCATGTGGCGTAGAAACAATAATTACTTTTGTACTTTTACCTGAAGTAATTGTTGGATAAACTGAGGCAAAAAATGAATCTGCGATGTGATTTGGAACGAACGCAAATTCGTCCAAAAAGAGGATATTGAAAGACATACCACGAACTGCAGAAGCAGAAGTAGAAGCAGCCAGGATTTTACTTCCATTCTCCAATTCCAAAGATCCTTTGTTCCAGGAAATGATTCCTTGTTGCATCCATTTTGGTAAATTTTCATATGCGGTTTGCAACCTATCTAAGAGTTCTCTTGCTGTTGCTGCTTTGTTTGCAAGAATACCAATATTTACGTTATCATTAAATACTGCATAATGTAGTAAAAATGATACCACCGTTGTAGACTTACCAGTCTGTCGTGGCATCTTGCATATATTAAATCTATAATTGTGGAAATTATTAACCAATTTCTCCTGAAAAGGATACATTTTAAATGGTTGCAATCCTTTATCAAGAGTTACAATTTTTACATAATTTTTTGCAAAATATACTGGATCATCTTTACACTTTACAAATTCAATAATTTGTTCTTGTGTAAATTCAATTGGAGTATTTGCTTTCTTTAAAAGAGGATTGCCAAGATATACATCACTCATAATAAGACCCTACCTATTAATTACAGTTCCAACGACGAAGTGCTTTATTGATTCTTGAATCTGGATCTCTTGCTGTTTTTGCCGAAGTAAGTTTTGATTTCATTCCTTTCATCCTGCGGCAAAATGATGAACGACGTTTTGCTCTTTTACCAGAAGGATTTTTTTCGGTTACGGCAGTTTGGAGTTTTGATCCTGGATTTTCTTGACGATATGCTTTTACGGCAGAAGAGCTCAATCCATCAGTTTTATCTTGTCGATTAATTTTTTGCCAGTCTTCACCAATTTCAACTTGCTCACTATATGGTTGCACGTATTTTTTAGATGGTCCTATTTTTCCTGCAACTCCTCCTTGAAATCCTGCTTGAATCAAAGGTTGTCCAGGAGTAAATTCTGAGATTGCATGATAAACTACTCTTCCACCAGGATAAACTTTTTGAATTTCATCAGTTACTTCTTGACGTGATGGAAGTTTTGCCTGGGGAAAGAACATACGAATTGCATAATATTTTCCTCTCCAAGATAAGGTAACTGCAACTATATTTCCTGTTTGTGATTGAAGACGTGTTACTTCATCAATTTGAGATTTAAATCCTTTAATTGGTTCTGGTTGAATTAAATCGACAACTTCAGCAAAAGTATTTCCATCAGAATCTTCAATAGTTACATTTTCTGCTTTTACACAATTTGGATATCTTTTTCCAAACATTGTTTTCATGCCTTTCTTTTTATAACCAGGCCAACACTTTTCAATTACAATCTCTCTCTTAATTTTATCAACCAACGTTTCTTCTTTTATTTTCGGAAGTTCTGCTGTTTGTCCTAATTTTGTTTTTGCAACTTGTTGTTCTCCACCAACTCCCCGTGTTGTTAATGCTCTAATTTTTTCTCTTTTTTGTGCTGTTTTATGTGCAGATGGATTAATTGCATAACCAATTGACTCTTCCATCTCCCCACTGTCAATATAATCTGCTGCAGTATCAATATAATCTGCTGCTTTGGTAATTTTTGACTGAACCCATGCCTCTAAACTACCTTCACCCTTACCAACTTTTTTCTGAATTCTTTGAGCTGCTTTCATGAGTGTTTCAAGTTCAGAACGAGCCATTGAATACTCATGATCTTTTACCGAAACTTTGTCCCAGGCTTTTCCACCATAAGAGCATTCGGATCTAGTTTCTCTTTTATCACATAAAGGACAATATCTTTCTTCTTCGTGCATAGTTGCCTCCGATTTTGTTCCCCAATTGTCTGCACCAACCTTACGACACCTGACAAGTGCTCCAGATGCATATGCACTCGGCCAAACACTATAACGAGACTTTACTTTATGATAGCAGGCATCTTTTTTACCACTACCGTTACCCTTTTTGTCTGCTTCTTCGTTCATTTTGTTTTTAGGTTTATCTGTAGAAACATATGTTGGTTTTGCAGCACCTGTTTTTTGTTGTTGTCCTGGATCTGCTGCTTTTTTTCTTTTTGCTGCAGATAACCTTTCTGCTGGTGTCATATTTGCTCTTTTTGCTGAAGAAACGCATTTAGGAACTCCCTCACCCGGTTCATCACTTGCACAAGTTCCGCCAGTTACAACATTAACCCATCCAGATTTTCCGTCTTTCGATTTAGACTTTCCAAACCAATCTCTAAGACCTTCTTCAGTAACATCTTTAAATTTTTTATGATGCTTTTTAGCATCTGCTTCCATCTTTTTCAAACGAGTGTAATAATCGGGAATTTCATCAAGATGCTGAAGAGCGATATCTCTTGCCAAATCATGATCTTGAGTATGTTCATGTTCAATTGGTTCCCCCATTTCAAGTTGCTTTTGTATAAAAGAAACATCAAGTCGATGTTTCTTTGCAATTTGTTCAACTGTTTTATGTGTTTTAATCCGGGGCATTATTCAATCTGTTTTGATTTGGTTTCTTCACCTTTTGCTCTTTTTTTTCTTCCCGCACAATGAGCACGTTGAGAAAATCCTTTTGGATTAGAGCAATCAATACTCTTTTTATATTTATTACTCCACTCCTCTTGAAATTGATTAAATGTTTTCATTGCTTCCTTGAGATTGTTGTTTTAAAAATTTTGCCAAATCTGCAGTTGATCCAACAAAAAGAGCATTATTGACTGTTGTAGGAC